ACCCTCTGCTCCTGTAGGTAAGAACCTTATCATTAATGGTGATATGAGGATAGACCAAAGAGGAGGTACTGTCACAATAAATACTGCTTCAAGAACTTATGGTGTTGATAGGTGGTTGGGTTATGGTCAATCGTCTGATGGAGTTTTTACAATCGTTCAAGATACTGAAGCGCCAGCTGGATTTGTAAATTCAACAAAAATCACTACAACAACAGCAGATGCTTCTGTAGGCGCTTCTCAATATTATATTTTAGGACAAAGTATTGAGGGAACAAATTTTTCTCATTTATCGTGGGGGTCTGCTAGTGCAAAAACAGTAACACTTTCATTTTGGGTTCGTTCTAGTCTTACTGGAACTTTTGGCGGGGCAATAAACAATAATGCGGCAAATCGCTCATATCCATTTACTTATACAATAGATTCAGCAAATACTTGGGAACAAAAATCAGTAACGATTACTGGAGATACAAGTGGTACTTGGATAACCACAACAGGAATAGGTGCAAATGTTTGGTTTGATTTAGGGTGTGGTACTTCAAATGTAGGAATTGCTGGTACTTGGTCACCAAGTGGTTATTTTGGAGCTAATGGAACAACATCTTTAATAGGCACATCAGGTGCTACCCTCTATATCACAGGCGTACAACTAGAAGCAAACACAACAGCTACACCATTTGAACACTTACAATACGGACAGCAGTTAGATTTGTGTCAGAGGTATTATACTAATATAACAGGTAGTTCTGTTTCTATAGTAAATTGTGTATCTTGGTCTGCTACTACTACGTTTGGAGTATATAATTATCCTACTACTATGAGAGCAGTTCCTACTATGACTTATTCTGCTTTAGCAGACTTTGATTGTTTTATAAATGCTGGAACTAGAACCCCAAGTCAATTTTTATCAGAATATGGTGATGAAAATGGAACAAGATTAAAAATGGAAGTTACAGGTAGTGTTCTAGGTCACGCAGGATGGTATGCTATTGACTCTGGTGGCGGAACATTAGAATTTAGTGCAGAGCTTTAAGGAAAAATTATGAACTATAAAATAAATAAAGATGAAATTACAAATGAAATAACTTGTATTATTAGGTTATCAGATAGTTCAAGTATTCCACTAGACCCAGAAAACACAGACTACCAAGAGTATTTAGAATGGGTAGCTAAAGGTAATAAGGCAATGGAAGCAGATGAAACCTAGTCCAGAAGAAACTAAACAAGCTATCAAGGAAGGCTTGCAAGAGTGGCTGAATGACAAGTTCTCTGAATTTGGAAAGTTCTCTCTTCGTGGTATATTTGCTTTGATGTTAGTTGCTTTAGTTTACTTGTGGGCCACATCTCAAGGTTGGAAAATATGACAGAGGAAACTCTTATTGCATTCTTTGGACTCATAGTATTATTTACATACTGCTATGCGTTGGTTTAAAATTTTTTTAACAAAACCTGTAACTGTTACCATAGCTTTATTGGCAGCACTTCCTGTTACTCCTGTAATTCTATGTTTATTATATGGATGGACTGAATCATGATACAAGCATTACTACCATTAATTGGAAATGTTATAGATCGAGTTGTTCCTGACAAGAATGCTAATGCAAAAGCAAAGAGAGAGATAGAGAAGTCTCTTACTGACAACGCTAACAAACTCTTACTAGCACAAACAGAAACCAACAAGATAGAAGCAGCTCATCAGAGTTTATTCGTTGCTGGATGGCGACCTGCTATTGGATGGTCATGTGCATTAGGAGTCTTTTGGTTATTCATTGGTCATCCTTTGGCTACATGGATCGATCATTTAGATGGATCATTTCAGACACTCCCCTCTATAGATTCAGAGATACTACTTGAGCTTGTATTTGCAATGCTTGGGATTGCGGGATTAAGAACTTTTGAAAAGCTGAAGGGCCTAACCAAATAGTGCAACTCAGTCCTCACTTTACCTTAGCCGAGCTAAGTTATTCCAATACAGCTACAAGATTAGATATAGATAACACTCCCCTGGCAGAAGAAATTGCTAATCTAAAAATTTTAGCAGAAGGATTAGAACAAGTTAGAAATAGATTAAACAGTATGCCAATATTTATATCAAGTGGGTTCAGATGCCTAGAATTAAATCGTGCTTTAAAATCTAAAGATACTTCTTACCATATTTTAGGATTAGCAGCAGACTTTACTTGTCCTAGCTTTGGTAATATTCATGAAGTGATGAGAGCATTAGCTGATAGCTCAATACAGTTTGATCAACTCATCCTAGAGTTTGGAAGATGGATTCATATTGCTTTTCCAAAACAAGGAGAGAAACCTCGTAGACAAATGATGAGGATAGGTAAGAGCGGAGTGTTGCTGTACGAGTAAACCCTTGATGAATCAACAACATATGTTATTCTTATACAATGAGTAATTATAAATCCGTATTAGTCATATCTGATCTACACATACCTTACCATCATCCTGATGCGTTTAAATTTTTAGCAGCACTCAAGAAAAAATACAAGCCAGACTTAATCGTAAACATCGGTGATGAAATTGATCAACACTCTATTAGTTTCCATAATCATCATCCAGATCTAAAGTCTCCAGGCGATGAGTTGCGTGCAGCTAGAGTGTATGTCAAAGAACTAGAGAAAATTTTTCCTAAGATGACCTTGGTACACTCTAATCATTCATCATTAGTTTATCGTAAGGCAGTTGCTCATGGATTGAGCCTAGAATATCTGAAGTCTTACAACGAATTTTTAGAGGTCGGGGATGGTTGGCAATGGGTAGATGACTTAAAAGTTACGCTATCTGATGGTCAAAGATGTTTCTTTACTCATGGCATGGCAGCCGATGTCATGAAAGTGGCGCAGCAATATGGCATGCATGCAGTCCAAGGACATTATCATTCTAAGTTTAGTATTAGTTATTATTCTAACCCTGACAAATTAGTATGGGGATTACAAACAGGATGTCTCATTAATCAAAAAGAGCTAGCCTTTGAGTATGCCAAAAATTTCAAGTCTCGATTTGTTGTTGGTTGTGGCATGATTATAGATGGACAACCTAAACTAATGCCGATGGTGTTAAAGGATGGAGGCCAATGGACAGGGACGATAGTTTAGATGTAGAGTTTACTTCCGAGGCTGATGCAGATCAAGCTGAAACTTTAGATAAGTTGATCGGGAGAAAAATTTGGAATGTAGAATTGCTAGAAGATGATACACAATCTATGATCAAAATCTGTTTATCCCAAGAAGATAATGATTATTTACTGATTCATTGCGAAGGTGCAGATTTATATCTAGTTGAACCTAAAATGAAGTCAGTCCACTAAAAACGACCTCTTGTAAGGCTCGTGGTAAGCTTTTCTCATGTGTTCCTAGGGGGTAGTATCAAATTATATAGAAGTATTTACCACGACTCTTGTGACAACTCCTGACAGTATTAGCTTGTTTTACTAACTAATTCGATCCTTTTTCCTATCCATTCCATCACAGGAACGGCCATACTGTTACCCATTGCTTTATATCTGTGTCCATCAGGACAATTTTCTTTGATGTTTGTATATCCATCAGGAAAACCTTGCAATCTTTCACACTCAATCGGTGTTAATTTTCTTACTGCCATATTTGTTTGCATTATTCCATCTGTTCTACCTCCTTGACCGCCACGAATTAAAGTACCCATTTTGTTTACATTTGGATTTAATTCTGCATCCCAAGAAATAGGGGAAGCAACCGCTGGTGTCTTACTTTTATCTAATGTAGGAGTAATCGTATCAACTGACATAGATTGTGAGTCACTGTTCTGCCAACCAAAAGCTACTGCCACTTGATTATCTCCCATGTTAGCTCTTAGGGTAGGAGATTTTTCTTCAGTAAACCTAGATGGATTACCCTCCCTCTTTGCAATACCAGGTTCAAACCCATGTGCAACTTTTTGATCCATTACAAAAGTTTGTGCATGATGTGACATGATGCTTGGCTGATGAGAGGATAAACAATTAGATACATCCAACTCAGTTACACTCATGTTATTTTTTTGCCCATCCTCACGAATGCTATAAGCAATAGGATTGTTTAATACAGGAACATGACCACCACCACTGCCCATTGCATTAGTTAATGTTGGTGATTGGTTTTCTGCAACTGCAGCGTTTGGATGTTGACCACCCAATACAAACAAATCATTTCCTGTGCTTGTTCTAGTTAAAGTAGGTGATGGTTTTTGACCATTGTGTATCCTGTTGCTTTGGTCATACTTACCATCTTTATACTCTATTGTCATAATGCTTTTATCAAAACTATCATCTGTAATTCTTAATAGCTCTTTCAACACAGGCCACACTTCAGGATCAGGTATAGCAAAACACTTATCAGTTCTAAACCAATGATCTGCTGTTGTTTTTTTAACACCTATCTTTTCAGCTATATCTTTTATTGGCATATTTTTATGCTTTTTGAGTAGCTGTTGTAACCTATTTATATCAACATCATATTTTCTTACTGCAACCTCTTGTATAACATCATAAAAGTTTTTATTTAGCACAAAAGGAATGTTGCCACCGCCTGTACCCCATCTTGCAGTTACTGAATGACAAGTGTCACCCATTTGTTTAACACGACTATCTGCTGGATGGTTTTCAAAGACTTCAACGATAGCTTTCTTATCCAAGCTATCAGAGTTTAATCCTTTATAGTCTCTTGCACATAAAGCATCTATGTGGTCTTGATGTAACAAAGGTATCATTTTTGCTGAGGTTTTGTTGAGTCCATCTGTTCCCATGTCTTTGTAATCTCTTGCTTGGAGTGGGCCACTTGTGTCAATGCCAATTCTAGTGTCTTTGGGAGTGTCTTTCCTCTTTTTTCTGCTCTCCTCAATATGCCTTGACAAGCTTTCTGGCTCAAATAATACTTCTGCGGTAGGTCTCCAGTCTCCAAGATGTCCGACAACAAAGACTCTTCGCCTTCGCTGTGGGACTCCGAAGTTCTGAGCATCAAGCACTCGGTAGCTGAACCCATACCCGAGTTCGCCCACCGCCCCGAGGAATGAACCAAAATCCCGTCCTTTCGATGAACTGAGGACACCTGGCACGTTTTCCCAAATGAACCACTTGGGTTTAAATTTGTCAAGAATTCCAACATAGATGAGGGCAAGATTGCCTCTCGGATCTTCAAGTCCTTTTCTGAGTCCTGCGACTGAGAAGGATTGACATGGTGTTCCTCCGACCAAAAGGTCAATTGTTTTTTCTCCAAAATTCCACTCCTTATAATTAGACATATCACCAAGGTTAGGCACACCCGGGTAATGATGTGCCAATACCTCACTTGGAAACTTCTCTATCTCTGAAAATGCAACAGGATTCCAACCTAGTTTATGCCAAGCTACTGTTGCAGCCTCTACGCCACTACATACGGATAGATAGTTCATAGTAGTTTGTACTCTGCAAAACTACATGGCTCATCAAACCTATTTAATACTGACTTTCTCTCGGTTTCGATCTCGTAGTTTTTATTTCTTAACTTAAATACCACATCACTCAATCTATAAATACCAAGTTCAGTCCAAGCTTCCATCGGACTAATCTTTTTGTTTAACTTTAAATAATCCAATAACCTTGCTTCTTGATTTGTCATATTGATGTTCTCCTTGTATGTAAAAATTTTTTACGGAAGTTTAAGTTTTTATTGTGCATCTCTAAAATTTTTGACCTGAATGTACATTTCTCATGCCCAAGAATATCCAAACAAACATCAAAGATTTCATTATCTACAAACAAAAATCGTTCTGCATCTTTGCGTAGTTTCTCTGAAATATTGTTAGCTAAATACTCTATGATTGCATTCTCTAAAATACCTAGCAACAATTTACCTTGCCAATTATCTGAACTGAAACTTATGGTATGAGTTTTTCTTTGGCATTCAGGATCAGCCGTATAGTTAAATGCGCCTTGTGTTGAATCCATAACTAATCCCTATGCTTATTAAAAAGGTCATCCATTGATTGTTTAATGTCTGACAATTTAAACTTCGATATGCGGTTCTCCAATACCACTTTGTTAGTTTTAAATAATAGGTCTGCTTTTTCCTTTTTAGTTTTAGCATCTGTTGATGAGCCATCTATCTTATTAATCAAGCTTATAAATCCATCTGTAAACTTGTACTCATCAGGAAACATCAACTCTCCTTTGCCTGGCAGACTCAGGCTAATGGCTTTTTTACAGGAGCTACCGCCTTTAACTTTTCAGTCATTGACTTTGTTCCCGCATTGCCATCATCATCTTCAGGTGCAATACCTGTTGCAGCCATGATCGAATAACGCCTAGCATAAGTTAGTGCCGAGCCATAACCTTGCGGTGTTTGTTTATCAGCGGGTACATGAATCACACCCCCTGACATCTCTTCGCCACTCTCATGCAAAAAGATTGTCTCAACCCTGATGCCTGATTCTGCATCATGAGTCTTTTGTATTAGTGCTAACCCATGATTGTGTAATGCATCTAGTACCGCTTCAATACAACCTGCCAAGTCTACATACTGACTTTTAAAGTGTGGATTGGTACTGTTCTTTAATGCAGGGGCAAATTCCTTTTGTGCTGACACGAATGCCTTAGCAATCTCCGATGTTGTTGTCATTGTCTTTCTCCTTAAAATAAAGTTTAATAATGTCTTGCCTTTTATTTACATCTTTTACATTGCGATACAATACTTCTAAAAAAGTATGAGTATCTTTCATTTCATAATCTTCCATAGTTATAACTCCCTATCGCGTATGCGAAGTTTAGATTGTCGAATAGTTCTCGCTTCTTTTGCTTTGACTATCTTTTCAGGCTGCGCTTTATAATTAATCACAGGCCATGATATTTTGTAACGCCCTGACACAGCATGTTGATTGTCTCTCATAAAATTCATAATCTGAATCTGATGTAAGTCAATCTGCTCCTCCAAGTCTTTGATCATGTCTCTAAATTCAATTATCTTTTCAGCGTAATGCTCGGCTTCAGGTATCTCAATCTCATCTTTGTCAGGCTGATCGAAAATAGATGATGCCTCAGATGGTGTTTTTATGTCATACCATTCAACCTCATCATTGGTTTTATACTTATCTAACCTACGTTGAAAGTCATTGATAGCATCATGTATTTGAGCCAATACATCTACATCTCTTTGATAAACAAAAGTCCGTAGTGTTGTGCCACGATACAAGACACACACTGCACCCCAAGTTGCACCGACTGTATCCATTTGCATTTGCAGTTGCAATGGGCCACGATAGAGAGGCAGTTGGTCTGCACTCTCTACCTCATGAGCAGTTAGTTTGGCTTCGACAATGCCTACGCCCTCTAACTTTATCTCGTCCTCATTGACACAGATAATCCCTTTATCAAGATCGGTCATGATGATCGAATCATTGCCTTTGACATCACCATCTAAACTACATGCGAATGGCAAATCTTTGTGAAAGTAAGGCTTGGGATGTTTAGTCGTTAAATCTTTGACATCTAATCCTAAACGTTTACATGATTCAATTAAGATAGTTTCCT